GCGCGTACCTCCAGGGCGCGTACCTCAAGGGCGCGGACCTCCAGGGCGCGTACCTCAAGGGCGCGTACCTCAAGGGCGCGGACCTCCAGGGCGCGGACCTCCAGGGCGCGGACCTCCAGGGCGCGTACCTCAAGGGCGCGGACCTCCAGGGCGCGGACCTCCAGGGCGCGTACCTCAAGGGCGCGTACCTGACCAACGCCAAACTCGACAACGTGAACGTGGAAGGCGCGAAAGGAATTTTGCCCGAAGGTCACGACCCGCTCAAGCTGCGCCTCGCGGTAGCCGACCAGATCGAAGCCCATCCCGAACTCCACAATCAATCCGAGTGGGGCAAGGGCGACCCGAACGAGTGCGGCACCGCGTGCTGCGTTGCCGGGTGGGCCTGCCGCCTGGGCGGCGGAACGATGGGCCTCGGGGTATCGGAAGCGGCCGCGCTGCTTCTCGCCGCGCCGGGGAAGTTGGTGCCGAACTTCGGCGCCTTCACGAACCGGAAAACCATCATCGACATCTTGCGGGACTAAACCGCGGCGCCCCACGGGGCGCTCCTAATGCAGCCTCGCCGCGTCGGCGTGCCGGTCCCAAGCCCGGATGAATGCAGAGGGGGAACGGAGAACACTATGAGCAACAAGAAAAATGCCGCGGCGTTGAAGCCCGTCGATTTGGCGCGGTGCCAATCCGAGCGCCACCGGAATTTCATGCAGTTGGGCGGCCACAAAGTCACGCGGTGCATGAACAAATCGGTTTACGTCGCGCGCGAGAACAAGCCAGGCGCCGACAAGCTGCACGGCGCCATGGGCCTTTGCCAGGATTGCGCGAAGATTCTCGTTGACCAGCACGGCCGAGACTACGCCACTCTGTTCGAAATTGCCCCGCGCCTCACCATCCACGAAGCCAAGGAAATTTTGGCGATCAAAGGGGGCGCCGACATTTACGGACTCGGAAACGCGGCCATCCTTCGCGGAATGCAGCGACGCGGCCTAGCGGTCAACCAACAGCAGAAGGGGTCCGCACATATTCCGAACGTTTCCATCGCGTGCGCGCTGTTCACCATCACGGAACCCATGCAAGCCCCGAAGAACGGAGCGAAGCGGCAACCGTATTTCGGCGCCATCGCGACCGCGCACGGCCTCAAGCTGGCGCGCGGGGTCGCCAAGGCCGAAAAGGCCAAGGGATGAGCGCCGCGACCCCCGAACCCTGCGGAGCCTGCGAATACGAAAGAAAAAACCCGGGCGTACGTCTTTTTGAAGGACACTTCTTTGGAACCGCGGAGCACCCGGAACTTTCCCAACACTTCTTGCAAACCGGACTCACCATGTACGACGCGGCCGTGGCAACGCTGGCGCAATTCCTCCCCGATGGCTGGATCACCCAAGACGACGACGGCGTGGTTTGCTTCACGCACGCGAATAACGGCGCCCCGGAAATCGTATGCGAGGAGGATTTTTACTTTTGGGGATCCGGCGCAGACTACGACGGCCTTTTCACCCTCCCCGCGTGCGAGTCGTGGCGCGAGTCGCGGCGCGAGATCAAAGAGCGAAAGGTGGTTTTGTAAATGGACGACACCATTCCACTTTTTAAATTCTGTCCAGCGCCACCGCATCCGCATATCGAGCAGGCTAAATACGACTTCAAACAATTTCCCGTAGAAGGAATGCCGGTTCGCTTGGTGCGCGCGTTGGATACGGAAAGCCCAAAAGCCTACGCCCAATGGCTTTTCCGAATGGACGTGCAGCTTCTCGAAAAGCCATCCCCCGCCTATGTTGGATGGACACAACCGATTTCTCAAGAAACTCCCGACCCCATGCTAATGTTGGATGCACTTTTTAGACTCGGCGCCCATTGCGAGAGAAAGAGAAAAGAAAATGCCCCGCTATGACCCTGGATCAACTTCCGTTCAAATCGTTGACTCCGAAGACGGAAAGGAAGCTGCGCGCCTGCTTTGCGGTATCCTAAAAAGCGGGCTCAACCGCGGCGAGCCCGTGGACGCGAAACGCCTTTGGCGTTGGTTCGCAAACCACCGAAGACTCGATAAGTCCAGCATCTGCACCAACACGCCCGAGGACCAAAAGGCGCGCGCGGAATGCGACTACGACATACAGCAAGCGAACGCAATCTTGCAGAAAATGGGGGGCGGCTAAATGGCCTGGATGACCCTCCCCCAATGGGGCGCCGCGCAGTCTCCGCCCATCTCCCGCCAAGCCGCCCTCAAGCTGGTCCCGCGCATCGCGGGCACCAACAAGAAGGTGAACCCCGCGGGGTGGCTTATCCGCGAGGGCACGGCGAAGCCGGAGGCGCGCAAGCCCGGGCCGAAGCCTGGGAAGCCCAAGGCGCCTAAGCCGCCACGAAAATAGGGTCGTGGTTGTCCAACGCGATCTTGGCCAGGCGTTCAATGAGCGGCGCGACTTGCTCGTTGAAGTTGAACAAGGGCGGATCGAACGATGGAGGGTAGTATTGCCGCGCCTGGATGCGCTCACCCGAACGGGTGGGCGCTTCTACTATGAGGCACCAATGGTCGAACATCTCGGCGCCGGGCTGGGTTTGCTTGTGAAGCCAAATCGTGAAAACCTCTTGCCGTATCATACTTTCCTTTCGAGCGCCTCAAATGGCTTACAGATTTGCACGACGCGCGCGCATTGATCCACCGTGAATTTTGAAATATGGCACGCCTCGGCGGGAAGCCCCATGCGTTGCGCGAGGAAACGATAGGCCGCGGTGCGCGTCATGCCGCCCGATTCCCAAAGGAAATCGAACACGCGGTGCGCCTCGTTCTTTGCCGCGTGTAGGGGTGAGGAAATTTCAGTTTCCACAACCTCCCCTTTCCAGGTTCGCCCGCCATGCGTCGATTTCGGCGCGCGCCTCCTCGAAGCTACGCGGAACCCTGGTTCCCAGGATTTTTTGCCACCTCTTTTGCGCCTTCGACATCTTGCCTATTTCCGTCTTGAGTTCGAGGGGGAGAAAGTGCCCGGGGAACCGAGGATCGAACACGCAGGTGTCCGGCCACCCCCGAATGATCTCCGCGGCGTCCTGCAATTCCCGGAGAATGCCGCCTTGAAGCCCCTGGCCGCCGAACACGGTCCGCAACACCACGTCCTCGATTCGGAAGTGCTCAAGGCCCACCCAAGGCAAATAGGCGTCCACCTGGGCTTGGATCGTGGCCTCGGCAACCTTCGCTTTCGTCGGGCTCGAGCGCTTCGCCTTGAGGCGTTTGGGGTGGGCCAGGCCCGCGTGCTCCGCGAAAGCCTTTCCCACCTTGATAGGAAGACCGCTCACAGGCGCCAGGCGGTGGTTTTCCGCCTCCGTGCGCCCCAACTGTCCGTCACGATCACGGAGTCCGCGGAGAGCCTTATTTCCCGCCTGGCGACACGCCCGGCCGGGCTTATCCAGGTAAACGAAAAACCGCCATCACCGTCCGTGGACACCTGGCCGCCCCCATAAACGGCCGGGGGTTCCGTGCGCCACACGTTCGGAAGGACCGCCCCGCGGGGGAGCAGGTCATAAAAACCGCCCTCCCGCATGGGGTCGGACTTCCCCCACCCCGTGTACGGCTTGCAACGAACCACCCAGGCGCCGCGGATCCACAACGCGAAATATCCGGCCTCGAGTCGGTGGTGCAGATTGAAGGCGGGCGCCGCGCGGCCGGAGTGCGCCACCAAGATGTACGCCGTGAGCGTGTCGCCGGAGAACCAGCGGCGCACGAAATAATTTTGCGCGCCGACCAACTTTTCGAGCGACGGAGGAAGGCCGAGCCCCTCCGATACCTCCGGCAACGGGAGACTTCCGGTAGGATCCACCAGGGCGGCATAGTTCCTCCAAATCGCATCGGTCACCGCGGCGCCCACGGCCGTGTCGCCGGTGACGCGCGCATACCAGGCCAGCGGGCCGCGGACGTATTCGAAGTAGCTAAACCCCTCCGACCAAAACCCGTTGTGCTGCAGGGCGTCGAACTGGCGCGCCGCCTCCGCGGCGTGCACCTGGCGCGCGCGCGGATCCGCCGCGGCCCATAGGAGCTTTTGGCGAAGCGTAAGATTGGTGGGCGTGAACCTGGTTTGCAGGTCGGCGAGATCCTCGTACGGCTTTAGGCGCGCCGGGTCCGGCGCCACCTCCGCGGCGAACATGGAATCTTGAGCGCTCGCCCATTGCGTCGTGTCGAGGACGGGATAGCGCGTGACGCCACACGCGCACAGGAGCAGGGCCGCGACAACAAGAATTTTTTTCATGTCGGCTTTTTCCTTTCGGTGCGCCACCCGCATTTCGGGCAGCACCTAAAACAGGTTTCGTAATCGCAAATCAAACAATAGCGCACGGACGCCCGGCCTATCCCGGGCTCGCCACGCGCATAGTGTCGTTGGGGTCGATCCGCACGGGGCACCCCACGCGTTCCGAAACCTCGTTGAACTTCACGCGCGTGGCCTCGCCGAGATCCACGCCCGTGGGGTGCGCCAACACCACCTCACCGCACTCCACCTTGTCGAGCGCGCGAAGCGCCAGAATGTCGAGGTAGGTTTGCACGTCGGCCAACTCCTTTTTGGCCTCACGTTCGTACTCGATGAACGAAAGGTCGCCGCGCTCGAACTTCTTGCGAATGTTGGCGTATTCCCCGAGTTCCCCCACGACGGCCTGGAGCCATTGCGCGGGGTTCCAATCGGAACCGTCCGCCTTGGAGTGCGCCGGTTCACCGTGGCGATTCTTGAAAAGGGGGAGGCGGGCTTTGTTCGCGCGCCGGAGCGTGGAGAAACTCAACGTGGGCACCGCGGCCTCGCCTTCGCTGTAAGTCGCTTCGAAGATGTCACGCTCGCAGGGGTAGAACTCGCCCTTGATGCCGCGGATGATCCAATCTCCGGGGAGGGCTTTCATTACGCCCTCAAGGGTGCCGATCAAGAGAGCCGGGCAATTCTCCGGCTGGGTGTTGTTCACCCGCTCGGCAACGGCACCGTTGGAGCCGAGCCACGCGAGAATTTTGTTGGTCGAGTCCATATCGGCGGTGAATTGAATCGCCTCGATGGTAACGGGTTTTTTGGTAAAGCGTTTCATGGGATCCTTTTCGTTGTGGTTGAAATCTAGAACGAGAGTTCGCCTTCGGCCTGCTCTTTCAGGCTCGGGAGGTGCGCCGCGTGCGTGGGATCCACCGCGGGATCCACTTCGCGCAAAAGGCCGGAGATGACCTTGGCCACGAACGCCTCGCGGTCCTCCGGGTCGCGCTCGTTGACCGTTTCCCATTTCACGGCGAGCGCCAGGCGTGCAATGACGGCGCCCAGGCTGTCCAGGGGGATGCGATACCCGCGTTGGTAGAACTTGAGAACGCGGAGCATGGAGCCCCCGGCCTCCTCCTCGCGCACGGGCGAGAGGTACACCAGGCGGCGCCCGGCGAGGTCGGCGTAGTAGTCGGGATGGCAAAGGGATTGCCACGCGCCGTTCTCATACCAAAGGATCGAGCACGCGATGGTGAAATCGAAAGACGCGATCACGTCCGCGGGCTTCTCGAACGTCCAACGGTGGATCACCTGCACCAGGGGACGCGTGCCCTTGATGCTTATGGCGTTTTCGGTGATATGCAGGCGCGCGGGATCGTTCTCCGAAATGGAATCCGCCACGGCGCGCGCGGCCTCCTTGCTTGGCGCGAAAAGGTCGATGTCGTTCACGTCCTCGCCGGTGATGCGAGCGCGGATGTAGCCGCCCGCCAGGAACACGGACGGGCCGCGGGCCATCATGATTTTGGCAAGGCCGCGGGGAAGGCGGCGCACGCACCACGCGAGGTCATGGGGAGATAGGGTGTTCATTGGGGCCTTTCGGTGATGAGGATTTTAATCAGGGTTACGGGTTTTTCGTCGGGCTCGGCGTCGGCCTCGGCTTCGCGGATCAGCGCGGCGCGATCCCGCTCAAAGTCGTGGAATTCCACGCGGTTGTAGATGCGGCCGCCGCGGAAGCACGCGGCCAGGGCGGGAATTTTCAACGGCAAAAGATCTCCTCCGGGTCGCGTTGCGCGTGTTTCACGGTTTCCAAAATCGCCTCCTCGTACGGGCCTCCGTAGTAGACGCCTTCGCGAATGCGATTTATCGCCCGCATGAGCTTCCGCCGCTCGAATCGACCTTGGCCTCTCCTCCAATACCCCCACCGAGCGGCGATGTCGAGATACCACTTCGGTGGCCGCGACTCAACTACCCGAATCTTGTGGCCCGAATGCCGCGGATCCGGGGCCGGAACAAGAACAACGCGCATCGGTTGGCTTTCCAGGTGGGCCAAAAGCATATCCAGGGTTTTTTGGAACTCCATTTCGTCCAGGGCGTCGATTTGCCCCGTGCGTTTGTTGCGCGTCTTCCTCGAGCCCTCTGCGTGGATCACACGATCATATCGCAGGTGGCACCGCTGGCACGCGTCGAAAAGGTTTTCGTCGCGGCAATCCTTTTCGACGTGGTTCCGGTGCGCGGCGGCAAGAACGACTTTCCCCGCCATGTTGACGCCCTGGCGCCCGTTGATCTCGGGACACCGCGAACCTTTGTGCAATCCGCATTCGCCGCGGCACTCGCACCGGCCTCCCGACCGATCCCGGATGCGCTTTTTCCACGCGGGCCAATCCTTTGGATAGCGCTTGCGCCACTCGCGGTTGTATTCCGCGCGCCTGGATCTCGATGCGGGCATTTAACGACGGCCCCAAGGAACCGGGGTTGCGTAACCCGTTACGGGGCACGACTCGCCCTCGCGCATGTAGCCCCGAGACGGCATCGCGCAATAGTTTTGCCATTCGCGCGCGCCCTTATGCTTCGCGCAAAACTCGAAGTGCACGCAACCGCCGCACTTGAGCCCGTGAAAGGCGGGGCGGCTCTGGTCGGAGAAGTGCAGCGTTTCCGGAACGCGCATAAGTTCGGAGCGGTTGGCGTGCCCATAGGGGGGCAATGAGCGGCCGAACTGGTATGACCAGGGGTTGCCGTTCTTGTCGAAAGCGATCTCGAAACGAGATCCGCGGAGGTTGAACCGCTCGATGATTTCCTTGCGTGTAATGCGGGCCATTACATCCCCGAGAACCAAAGCGATAGATCAAAACGCGCGCCGAGCTTTCCGAAGGCCCATACCATGAGGGCACCGAGAAGCACCAGGGCCGAAACCCAAATAAAGGCGCGCAATTTTTCGTCGTGGTCGCGTTCCCAGGGTTCCACCACGCACTCGAGCCGGGTTCGACAAATCGGGCATCGGAGTTCGAGAACGGCTTCGGACTCGAAATTGTCGAGGTCTTCCACGTCCACGGATCCGTGATGCGGGCATTTGAAAAAATGGGTATAGCTGGTCACGCGGCCTCCATAACGGGCGCGCGTCGCCCTCTAAAGCTGTCCCAATCGCATTCGATCACCTTCCCGCATTCGTGAATGCGGGACACGACGGAAAGCCCCACCGAGTCGGAAAAGCGATCCTTTTCCTGGTTCGTGATGAGGATCGTGTCGAGCATGGCATCGTATCGAACGTCGAGGATGTAATTGAACGTGCGATCTTCCCACGGGGTTTCGCCGCGCTCCTCCATGGCGTCGAGCACCAGGAGGTGCGGCGTCAAGTAGGGCTTCATGGCCGCGCGCTCGCTTTTTTCCGACGACATCCCCTCGCGAATCGCCAAGAACATTTCCGCGGCCTTCGCATATCGAGCGGTGTAGCCGGAGAGGCAAAACGCGCGCATGGCTTCCACCGCGAGTTGGGTTTTTCCGATGCCACGTTTTCCGGTGAGAACAGCGATCACGCCATCCCCCTCGAGAAGGGCCAGGAGTTCGGCGTAGGCTTCCGCCCACGCGCCTTCCTTCATGACCACGCGCTTGCGGTGACGCTCGGGCGCCAAGGAGCGGTCCCAATTCAGGCGCCGCGCGGAGGCCGTGGAGGTGTCGAGATCCTCGGGGAGCTTAGAGGCGAAGATTTTCGGCATGCTCGCCACTCCTTTTCGCCACGCGCGCGACGGCCGCCAGGGGACGCGCCGGAGCGCGAGACGGCTCCCGGCGTTCCCACGTTCTCACGCAAGCCCTCCAATCCTTCATGGGGTTGGTTCCGATCTTCCACCCCTTCGATTCGTAGAAGTCCACGAACGCCTCGGCGTCGATGCGGTTCCCCCGCTCCACGCAGTAGGCCCGAACCTCCTCCACGGACGGCCGCACGAACGCAGCGCCTTTTTTCTTCGAAGAAGAAAAAACAGAGGGTGAAGGTGAAGGTGATGGTGATGAGCTTTTCTCCGGGTTACCCTCCGGGTTTTCAAAATCGTCGTTTTCGGAACCCAGGGAAAACCCGGCGGGTTCTTCGTGGGTTTTTCCTTCGGCCGGAGGACGGCCGCCGCGGGCGCCATTCCGGGCCGCGGTCGCCGCGCGCGCGCGCGCCTTTTCCAACTCCGACTCGATGCGCTTATGGAACCACCGCCCTTCGCGCACGTCGAAGAACGTCACCAGGCGCGGCCGAAGCGCGCGCCACGCCTCGGGGGACATGCGCGTGATGCTGCACAACTCCCCGTCGTCGTCCAGCGGGGGCGCGCCTTGCGCCCAATAGTCGATCATGAGAAGGAAGTACGCGCCGTGGGCCTCGGTAGAGAGGCGCCCGGTGTCCTTGAGGTAGTCACCAATAAAAATCGGCATCCAAATATCCGTTTTAGAAGGTTTTCCCACGTTCAGCCCCACCAAATGGCGAGAGGGCCGACGCGCCACGGTTTTCTATACCCCTCACGTTCGGAGAACGGCGGCGGAATCACGCGGCGGTTTTCAATGGAGATGGGACCGCGGCCGAAAAATCGGATCCAAAAGCGGCCGCGTGAGCGGTGCCAGGAGAGCGGCCGCGCCCAGGAGGGGAGAATGGGCCACGGAGCAGGCTTGCGGGCCATCACAGGCCCCCAAAGGCCGCCAGGGGGCACCCCTGGTCATGGAAGCCGCGGGAGCCCCCACAGGCCCCGCAAAGAGTGGTTTCCCGTCGAGGGGTCGAACCTCGGCGCGCGCCGTCAAAGGGCGCTGTCCTACCACTAGACGAACGGGAACCGGAAAAGCTATCCCCCGAGGCCGCGCTATCGCGCAGGCGCGGAGCCGCGAACGCAAGGCGCTCCGTGCGCCCGGCGCCCCCCCGGGGGACAAAGAAACGGAGGCCGGGCGCTACCCCGGCGTGGCGGATCACCCGCGTAGGAACGGCGGACAGCCGGAACCGGCCACGCCCGTCGATTAGGGGGCACTTGAGTACCGCTCCCTTGGCCGCTTGGCCCTCTCCGTTGAAAATGAGGCCCGCCCCCCGCATCGCGGAGATATGACGCACCCCAACACGGCCATGGTGGCAATGGGGGCGGGCTTTAAGATTTGAATTTTTCATCATGGCCGGTATTCGGTTTGAGGTGCGTCATGGGGCGTAATATAGGCGTCTTGCCAAACTTTGCAAGAGGATTTCGAAATATTTCCGAGGCTTCGGATATTTCGTTTAAAACCAACGACTTAGGTTTTTGGAGTAATAAAATCTCGCTCGGTGAAGGCCGAGGCGTTCCACGGCTCACCGTTCACCAGGAGGCGAACGGTAGAGCGCTTCACCCTCGAGGCCAGGAGTTCGGGCGGGATCACAATGTCGCGATGCGCGGCGCCCTTGCGGGGCCGCTTGAACACCTGTTCGGAGTTCAGCACGCGGCGCCTTCGATGCGATAGCGGAAAATCAAATTCCCGTTCTCGTTCTTGCCCTCGCGGGTACACGTCACGGGAATGCCGTTTTCGATGAGTTCTTTTTTGGTCGCGCCAGCGTTGCCGATCATGGCTCCCAAGATCCATTCCATGGTGGTGGCGCCGCGTTCCCCGCGCTCCAAAAGGAAGTCGCGGGCACGCTGCAGGCGCACGGATTTTTTAATGTCGGCGGCGTGAATTTTTCCGGTTTTCATGCGGTGAGCCTTTCGTCCATGAGCGTTTGCGCTGCAGGTGAGGAGGGGTCCGGGATGACCATGTCGTACATTTCGGATGCCAGGCGTTGGGCCTTCTCCACCAGTTCGTTGAATTGGGCGGTGTTGAGGTCAGAGGTCGAGCGAGGGACGCGGATTGCGCGGTCGCCCACCACGACAAGATCCGAGTTCAACTCGGCCTTGAGCGCTTCGTGGGCCTCCTCCGGCGTGCAGGGGATGACGCCCGCGAACATGCGAACGATCACACCCCACCAATAGCGGTTTTGCGGGTTCGTGCGGCGGCTTCGATATTCCTTCACCGAAACCACCACGCGCTTGCCCACGCGGCGCTCGAACTCCGCCACGAACTCCGCGGGCGAGTCGGGGATAAATTTCCCCTTCTCGTTCACGGTTCCCCCGTACACCGCGAGGTTCATGCGTCGGCGGTCGCCTGGGCGGCCGTGGTGGCCGCCACGCGCATGGCGGCGTTGAAGGTGCGGAGAATGGCTTTGCCTTCCTCGGTGCCCATCTCCGGTTGTTTCACGCTGCGGAGCCCTTCGATGTAGGCGAGCATTTTTTGCTTGTCGGGAAGGACCGCGGCCGCGTGTTCGGCGGCCTCGGCCGCCTCGCGCGCTTTCCGGTCCGCTTCCTGGCGCGCGCGCTCCTGGGCCTCCTCGAGATCCTTGGCGGCCTTGGCCTCGCGCTCCTTGCGTTCCTCCTCGGCGCGCGCCGCGGCTTGCCTTTCCTCGAACTCGCGGCGCTGGCGGGCGAGTTCCGCGGCCTCCTCCTCGTTCTTCTTGCGCTGTTCTTCCACGCGCGCGGCTTCGGCTTCCCGGGCCTGGCGCTCCTCCTCATCCTTGATGCGCTGGCGTTCGGCCTCCTCGGCGCGAAGTCGCGCCAGTTCCGCGGCCTCCTCCTCCTCACGCTCCACTTTCAGGCGATAGGCCAACGTGGCATCTTCCAACTTTGCCTGAAAATCCTCCTCCGTCATCGAATAGAGGTTGATGCGCTCCGAGAAAGGCAAGGTCACGCCCACGTCGGCGAACGCTTGTTCGCGAGCGGCCACCATGTCGTCCTTGGCCTTTTGCCTCGCCGCGGCCTGGGCCTCCCTTTCGGCGTCGATGGCCTTTTCCATATCGTGGAGAGGCTTTTCGATCTCCTCGATCAACACGGTGATTTCCTTGGCGCGCGTGTCGAGCTTGCGGCCGAACTCGATGGCGTCGGCCTTCTGTTCCTTGCGGTCTTTCTCCACGCCCGCCCGGAGCGCCACCAGTTCGAGACGCGCGGTGCGAACGGCCAAATAACCCTTCTTGTCGTCCACCCCGTCGATTTTCAGGGGGAGCACCTTTTCGCGCATCGTGGCAATTTGATTCTCGTCCACGTTGAAGCGGATTTCACGTTGCGAATAGGGCACCGGGGGCGGCGGCCCATCGTGCACGGTTCCGGTTTTAGGGATCTCCACGGTTTCGAGGGCCGTGGACGTGTCATTCTTTTTTTTCTTGGCGGCCATGGGGCGCCCTTTCTTTTAAGGGAGGAGGGAGAGGTGGGCGCCCCGAAGGGCGCCCGGGCGGTCAGAACGGAAGGTCGTCTTCCTCGGGCGGGCGCGCCGCGCGCGCGCCGCTCGAAGCCGCGGCCGCGCCGCCGCGGAGCTTTTTCAGCGGCATGGGCTTGAGCGTCGGAACGTCGGCCACCGGCACCAGGTACGCGACTTCGAGCCCCACGGCCACCTCGTTGGAGGAGTTCAGGTATTCGACTTCGCGCAGATTGCCACCCACCAGGAGGCCCACCAGGGCGTGGGGGTCGAACTGCAGGTTGGAGATGACGCGCGCCATAGCCTGGGCCGGGTTTGACTTTTGGAAAGCGTCGATCATGCCCTTGAAGTAGGGAAGATTGTCGCCGTTGACGAGTTGGAAGTAGCGCTTGGGGAAGCGCTCGAACGCGCCCTTGAACTCGCCTTGGGCGATGTCGAGTTCGAGGGTCACCATGTCGTTGCCCGCCTTGGAGGCTTTGTCCGACACCTTCACCACCCTGAAGACGTGCCCCCCCGGCGTCGGGGGCGAAAAGCCTCCTTGAAGCGCCGGGGCGTCGTTGAATCCGCTATCGAGATTGATCATGGAACGTTCCTTTCGGGAATGCCTAGTAAGCCTGAATGGCTTCCAGGACGGTTTGCAAATCGTTGTCGATCTCCGGGGCGTCGAACATGCCCATGGGGGTTTTCACCGGGTCGCGCCCGGAATTCTTCGTGAGGAAGACGTGCTTCCCATCCACCACCGCGGCGCGAATCACGATGGAGAAAAGTCCCTCGATGGTGATTTTTTCGTCCAGCATTTTGCCGACCGTCTTGGCCTTCATGTCGCCGAACTCGTTGGTGTCGGTGTGATGAAGGAAAAACACGGTGAGATCCTCGCGCAACTCCGAGGCCGTGCGGACCAGGTTCCAAAAATTCAGGCCCATGCGGGTGAACTTTTCATACCCCTTTTCATTGGCCGAACGCATGAACTCGTTGGCCATCACGTATTGGCTGTCGTCAATGAAAATCGCTTTGACCGCGGGCTTTTCGGTCGAAATGCGCTTCATGTATTTTATGATCCTGTCCGCGTCATCGGAGTGAAGCACGTTGCCCTTGGGGTTTTCCTTCGTCGCCTCGGTCCATTTTTCCTTGGCGCCCTTGAAGGGAAGCGGCTTGTTGACCACCTGCACCAGGAAGGACGTTACCGGATTCACGTTGCGAAGCGCTGCGGACTTGCCGGATCCGGAGCCGCCGAGCACCAACACCGCGGCGCTCATGCCTTGCCTCCGGACTTCTTGCCGTGCTTCTTATAGCAATCGAGCAAGACGCGCAAAAAATCCTGCATGGGCTTTTTGGGCTTCGCACTCGCCGCCAGCGACTTATACTCCGCGTGGTCGTCCGCGGGAACCTTGATGCGACCGAACTCCTCGGCCATTAGTTCGCACCCAGGAAGACGAAAAGGTGGGCGCCGAAATACACCGCGGCGACAAGGGGAAGCCAGTTGAAATAACGCATAGATCCTCCGTTGTGGTACGAGGTGAATTTAGGCCATTAGTTCCACTTTGGCAACTGGAATTTGAAAAAAGATTTCGGCCATTGTGGCGCGCACGATTTACCTTGGTTGCAAACCGAAAGGGGGTGGTCCGCATGAAAGGCAAGAAAGGCAAAGGCAAGAAAAAGGGTTGCTAAAAGAAAAGGCCCCGAGGTTTTCCCTCGGGGCCTTTTTGCCGCTTCACGTCCGGCCGACCGCGCTCGTCGGGCTACTGGTGTTTAAAACCGCCCTTCCCGATGTCGCGCCAGGAACCCAATATAACGCCCTCAATGAGATCCGGCGTGTGATTTTTTCAAGCCTCGTTTTTTGAGGCCGACGCCGCGGCCGTGAGCCACACGCGGCCGCCAGCCGGGAGGGGTTGGCCGGTCGGCCACCGGATCCCGTCTTTCACCAGGCGGTTTTTTTCGATTTTCACCACCGAAACAGCGTTCCCCTGGTTTCCCCCCCGCACGTAGTAGTGCGTGGCGTTCTCGCCCTCGTAGAAACCGACGTGGGCGCCCCCAGGGCGCTTGAAGACCAGGACGGCCCCGAGGGCGGGGGTGAGGAGCCGAACGCCCCAGGGAGGCCCCCAGGCGGCCGCGGAGAGGGGGTTGGCGGGCAACTTGAGGCCGGGGAGCGTCTCGCGGAACACTCCGGCGCAAAAAAGGCCGCACCACGGGATTTCGTCGCCCGTGTAGGCGGCTTTGACCCAGGCCGGGCCGCGGGCGGCCCATTCCATGATCGTGAGGTTGTGCTTCGGCCCTGGGATCTCACGGAGGCCATCGTAGCGCCTGGCCGTGGCCAACCAGGTCGGGACATCCACCGCGGCCGTCACGCGGCCCTCAAAAGCGGCTGGCGGCCGCGGTCCTCGAACGCCACCACCGCCGCCGCCCACCGGCGCGCCTCGGGGAGGTCACGCCAGGAAAAAACGATGCCGCGCGCGGCGGCCTCACGGTCGCAAGCGGCCCCGAAATTCTGGATGTAGCCGCGCGGATCGTTCAAGCGGTGATTGTCGTTCATCTGCAGCAGGTGAACGAGGGACGCCGCGGGCGAGAAGACCTTCGGGCGCACGGCGCCCTTGTGGATCTGCTTCCACTCCCCGGGGCAACACCCTTTCGAAGGGCGCCAGGGGAGCAAGTTGCGCCACGGCCGCATGGCCACCGGGTCATACCCGTTTTTCCAATGCGTCCACGGGATCCTCGGCCACGTCGTGATGGGGGCTTTCCAGCCCGTGGGGCTCCCGAAGTCTTCGCCGTCGAGCACGCGAAAGCCGCGGGCCTGCAGCACGGGCACCATGTATTGCGCGATGGGCGCGCCCAGGCTATGCGCGCGAAGCCGCACGGGCAATTCGGGAGCGAGGTTCAAGTCGATGGGAAGGGCGTCCCGCAAGGCGTCCCAGGAGTCCGCGAAGCCGTTCCGGACGTAGCCCAGGGAATCGCGCTCCACCCAGGTCAAAAGGGCATCCCGGAACGCATCGGTGAGGCTGTTCGTGCCCGCCACGGCGAGATGCTGCACACCATTCACGACCTCCACGAACACCTGGGCGTCTCGCGCCATCCACGTCGGTTCCATGTACGCGAGGTCGCAACGAATCGCGTTGCGAAGGGTTTCTAAAAGTCGGTCCATTTACCGCCTTCCTTGTAGGCTGCTCGGCCTCCAATTTGGCCCGGCGACATCCGGAACAGGGGCCGCATCCGCGGCAAATCCCGAATGCCTGGTAGGAATGGACGCGGACCGATCTCCAAGGCCGTCTTGAGCATCCCGAAGACGCTTCGCGCGATCCATGGCGCGAAGGGCTCCCGGGAGTTGGAAAAAAGCCCCGGTGAGGTTGTCGAGTTTGTTCCCCATCTTCCGGTTGGTGCTATCCACCGTCGTAGCCAGAACGCGCACGTTGGAGGTGAGCGAATCCACGGCCACCACCAAGGCGTCTACACGCATGTCCGCGCTCGCTTCCGGGGCCGTTGCCCGGCCCCCGCCAAATCCAGCGATGGCAACGACGGCGCTAAAAATTGCGCCCCACCACACCTTCGGAATGATGGAAGCCAGGGGAGCGAAAAAAGCAATGACGCCGCCCAAGAAGCCGCCGATGCGCTCCCCGGTTTGTACATACTGGTGTTTCCGGTCACGGCGCGGAGATCCCATTTACTTGGCTTTCAGCGTGTCCGCGGTTGCGGTGGTGTCGGGATCGCAGTTGGTGGGGGTAATTGCGAGCGCCCGCGCCTTCTGCACTTCTTTCCCGTTCACCAAGTCGATGTACATCTCCACGGTGGAGGGTATGACTACCCAGTCGCTTACGGTGCAGGCGGGGCGATTTTTCGCGGTGGCGATCCCAACGAGGATCACCACCGTCAAGGCTTTGATTAGATACACGGCAACCCCGATGAGATAATGTCCCCGTCATTGTCGAAGCACGCGTACCTCGCGCCGCCGCCCGCTTCGGCGGAAACTCGGACGGCACCCGCCGCGACGGTCAAGCCACCTCCGACGCCGCCGCTATTAATGGTCACGGCGCCTTGAAGCTCGATTGCCCCGGCGAGCGTGAAACGCGCGCGATTGGTCGGGCCAACGGTAATATCAATGCCCGCCGCCGTGCCCGTTCCCAATGCGTCCGAATAAATGGAAAGCGTAGTGCCATCGTGCACCAGGCGCCCGCGCTCATAGTTCGCTGCACCGGGAATCCCGACGCCGTAGGTTCCGACTCCGTTACCCCCGATGGAATAGGTTCCGCCGTTATTGACGAAAGTAAAGCTCGCGGTCGGCACGCCCCCGGCGATGCCGATGGTGGTCGCGTTGAGAGAGCCTGTCTTAATGGCAATCGTTGAGTCAATTCGCGCCAACGTAAAGCGCGCGGAGTCGGCCCGCATACCCCCCTTGGGGATGAAAAGGCGATACCCCGAGGGATTCGCCGTGTCCGCCGAAGAAGTCGAGATCGTAACGTTGCGATTGTTCCAGACATTCCCGCCCAAGTACATCACACCGTCCAAGCCGTTGGTGTCGATTAGAATCCTTGTGATCCCGGCGCGCCCGGTGGTAATGTACATCGGAAGGCACGGCAACGCCGCGCCGGAGCACTCGGACGCGATAACCGCGCCCCTCCCCCCCGGTGTTGCGTCGTAGGTCGCTCGAAGGCGAAGCCTCTGGACCGCACCCACCGCAGTCACGCGCGCGCTTTCAGCCGTTCGAGACTCGATTGAGCCATCACGAACCGAAATGGAGCCGTCCGTTTCCAGCATAAACTCAACGTTTCCCTCGGCCCCGCTGATCATTTGCACGGGCTTCCTGAATCGGGTAGAATCCAAAAACACGGTGACCCCTATCGAGTCCGCACCCGCGTTCGTGCTGGTGATGGTGTCAACCCGCAAGAAGCTATACCCTGCGCGGGCCATCGAATCCACCATCGACTTGGAAATATTGTTCGTCACCACATCCCAGTCGTAAACACCGGACAGAAGAAATTTTTTGTACCAAGTCACCGTAACCGAAACCCCGGAGCCGCGGCGCGCCGTCAGGATGCGTTGCGAGTTGGGCAGCGCATTTGTGATTCCCGTCGCGCAAGCCAAGGCGGTGGTGGTGTCAGCCGCGTTTCGAAGGGACTTGGACGGGTAAACGCAAATCACGCCCGTGGTGAAGTTGGCGCGCCCATAGATCACATCGGGGCGCGCGGTGGAAGCGTTCACATCCACGGCATAAAAATTCGCGTTGACCGCGTTGGGGTTGGTTCCATTCGACGCCGCGATGTTCCACCGGCCATTGCCCGGGGGAGGCTGCGCCATAGCCAAGGCCGCAAGGGCTAGAATTCCACCGATCAAAACCTTTTTCATTCTTTTCTCCTGGTTAAAGACTCAACAAAGCCGCGGACATCGCCGCCGCAATCCGACTTTTACCGGACTGCGTGCGCGGATATCCGGTAAAATGAAGTACGACGCAATCCGCGGAAGGCGGGTTTTTGGTTCCCGCGGGGAAGTGCATAAAGGCGCCCGGAAGTAGTTCCGCACAGAGCACGCCACGAATCAAAAGGGCCTCGAGCGCGGGCTGGTCATGAAGGAGGATATAGCCTCCCTTTTCTTCCCCACGAACGGACAAATGAAACGTGGCCCACGTTTCCGCAAAGGAGGCCGCCTTATCCCCAGGAAACACCATGAGCCCGGTATTGATGCAGCACCGCGCGCGCGGAATTTTAGCGACTTCGTAATCTTCCAAAAACGCGCGGTTAAAGGTGAATTGAGAAGAAACGACCGGAACCCCAGTCGTGGCTACGCGTACCTGGTCGCCTTCAAAAAGAAAATCCGGATTGCGGCAAAAGATCATATCGGAATCCACCAACATGATATAATCCTCATCCTTTAAGGAAAAAATACCGGGTGCCGCGGCCTTCATGGAAACGGAATGTTCCATGACCACGCACCGAACATTGAGGTGGGGCGGAAAGTCGTGGTCACGGTCGGTGACGCATACGCGCTCTGCGGTGGATCCCGCGCGATGCAGGGATTCAAAAAGCATAACGGCCAGGGAAAGGTACTCTCCTTGGCCAAACGCCACCGTTGCGATTATCCGTTGCACATTACTCCAAAACTTCGAACAGGATTTCCGCCACTTCCAACTCGAGGAGTGAAATTTTGTCGGCCATTTCCTTGATGTTCACGGGGATGCGATCCCAATCCAACTCCAAGACGCGACCCGCTAGGGCCTTGTCTTCGACGACGAACTCGGCATGATCCTCCTGGGTCATCAAAGAGGTGTCGAGCACCAATTGGCCCGCGTTGGGCCAATTGTCCGGGGCTTCTTTCGCGTACTTAAACAAGATGCGGTCGGCTTCCGCCTTGCATTCGTTTTCAAATGCGCGCAACTTTTCCACGACCGGCAAGAGCGTTTTGCGCTGCGTGAGCACAAGTTTTTTCGACAACGCAACGATAGTTTTGCCCAACAAGGGGCCTTTCATCTGCTCGTAACGAATCCTGACCATAATTTTCCTTTGAGAAAATCCCAACTGGGGAGATTCGCAAAAAAGGTAATTACACCGTGTCGATTAAGCCCAAGCCTCCGGAATCGTTGTTAAGCGATCCTTGAAGTTGGAGAATCCACGTCGCCAATTCACTCATGGTAACATTGAATGTCGCCGTGTCGCTCACCGGGTCGGGGAACGCCGTAAACGTCCATTCCGGAAAAGATGGACGTGAAATGGGGTCATGGCCGAAGAATCCGATATGCGCGCCGGAGATATTGTCAACTTTAAGCGCGCTCGTCACTTCGAGAAGGCCGCCACCGTCCACGTTGGTAATTTGAAGGCCGCCGCCCTCGCTAATCTCTATTCCAGAACCGGAACGGACATAGAATGCGGACCCCTCGGCCACACCGTTACTAATGGTTGGAGACACCAAGGCCGCGCCGTTGACGCGAACCACCAAGCCGCTCCCGGAGCTTCCCAAGTATGCCCAGGCCGCCCCGGTGGAAATTGGGAATTGTCCCGCGGTTCCCAAGCTCGAAAGTCCGGCAAGCGAAAGTGCGGTGCCGGATAGAGACAGGGGAAGGGCCGCCGTAATTCCAGCGGCGCCGTCCTCGAGTTCTTGCAAGATCGTGGTTGCTCCCCACCAGTCGGGGTACTCCTGGGGAGAGTGGGCGAGATTGACGCTTTGGAGGGATTTGTAAAGCACTCCCGCCATTACGACGTAATCGCCCACGCTATAAGGAATGCCGATAGACCATTCGGGTTCCCCGATAAGAAAGAGCGCTTTTTGTGAGCAGGCGCTACAACCCATTTTACACGCCTCCCCTGCCCGACTGCACTTGCACGGTGGTGGTTTCGGTCGGCGCGCAAGCATACGCGAGATGCGTATAGCCAATGGGCCAATTGAAGACCTCCGCGGGAGCGCCGGGAAGAATGGCCATGCCGGTGGTGCTGGACGCCGAAACGTTCGAGTTTTTTCCGAATGCCAAATACGCGGGTTTGGATCCGGTGTTCACCACGCGCAAAGAAATCTCCGTGGTGTCCGAAGACCCCCCGGCGATGGGCGCCACGTTGGAAGTCTCCACCGCCGAAAGATTCAGCGGAGGGAGGGTGGGATAGAAGGGTCGGAACATCATTATTTCCGAACCCCGAACAGCACGGCCGAATACACCACGTTGGTGTCGGTGGGGGTGGTCGTCACGATTTGAGGCTTGATCCAGGAACCCGGAACGAATGAGCGCGTGATACAGTAAAGGCCGCGGCCGGTCACGCCCAAATCCGTGGACGTGGGCACGGAAGGAAACGCGAAGAAATTACCCCCGTTCATGGAAGCATCGAAAAATCCCACAGTGGTGTTGGTGTCGGCGTCCACGCGCGACATTTCGATGCACATCCGCACCGAGTCGGGATTGTACAGGTTCACGGATTGAACGTTGCGCGCCTTGGGGCCGAAATCTCGAGAGCGCACATATCCCGGGCTCGCCGCGGAGTCCGCCACGAACGTCAGGGTGTCGCCCTGCGCGTACTTGCGCCCGGCCGCGCCGAAGTTCCAGTTGAGCGCGGTATAGGCGTTCGTGGTGAGCAACGGGGTTTCCGTGGCGTCGGGGGACAGCTTTTGCGCGGAGAGCGCGAGGGTGCAGGCGAGCACCAAGATGGAGATGGCGAAGACGATCTTTTTCATGAGGACTCCTTTGGGGGTTAACCGATTTGAGCGGGGGCAGGCTTATAGAAAGCCTCCACGTCTCGCAAGATAATGTCGCCCGTCGTGCTTCCGGTTCCAATCATAGCGAACGCCAAAAGCGAGGCGTTTAGATTTTCAACGGAAATATTACCGCTGGAAAGTGTGTCAACGCGCACCGCGGCCACCGTGTGAAAGTGTGGGTTAGGATCAAGCGGAGATTCCGTCATGTTCACGCTTCCCGTGTTTGAGCCTGGATAGGCGGCGTAAAGCGTTCCGTCATCATCGTACAGAAGCGACGAAAAATTGTAACCGATGGAACTCCCGGTTTTCCTCAAAATTTCCAAGCTGAAAAACATGGAGCGCCGAGAATTCCCAAAGGACGGCCCTAGAATCTGGTCAATCGTCAAAAGTCCATCAGTGATTCGAATAACAACCGTTTTGGCGGCGGCCGTGTTCGCAAAAGTAATATGGCCGCTAAAAACCATTCGCGCGCCATTTTGAGAAAGGAAGCCGGGGAGACTTTTACTCGCCAGGGTGGTATCAATCGCGCCAACGCTCTGCGTGTCGGTGATGGTCCCCCATACAGGGCCAGCGGCACGCAGGTAATTGGAAGATGAGCCACCCTTTCCAAGGAGATACCCATCGGCCGAAACGTCGATTCCCGCGGTGATGTTACGAACGGCGGACACGTCACGTCCCACGATCACGTCGTTGGAAACGTCCACGTCGTCGGCGGTGACGGTGTCGAAAGTTCCAGTTGGCGCTTCCATTCCCGCCAAGCTCTTGATGAGCTCCGAGGCCGTCATGCGGCCCGTGGTAGTCACGCCGGAATAGATATAAGTCGTAGAGGACTGGAAAACGTTCCCCACCGCTTGAATTACGGCTTGGTTCGGAGGGTCATTGGGCTCCGCGGTCACGGCGTAGCCGGTCACCGAGGGGAACTTCATTTGACGCGTTGCGGACTGGAAAAGATGATTGATAGCGTCAAGGTCGTCGGTCACACCGTCGCCAACCGCTCCGAACCACTCAGGACACGCGCCGCTCGGAATTTTCGCCGCGGCGAAATTCACGCCACCGTCTTCCACGAACGTATCGCCGTAGAAAACCCGGTAGGCGCCCGCGGCGAAAGAGCCCGTGACGGTCAAGCCGTTGACCGGAGGGCGGATCAATCCGCCCGGCAACGCGGCGGCAAAACACGAAAGCACGAGAGCGTCGTTGCCGAGGTTGTAGAACGTGGGAACATGCGTGAACAGGATCCCCGTCTTGAGGTTCATGGACAGCGCCCAAGTTTGCGCGGAAATGACCGCGGGCGCGTCGTTGAAAACGCCGTCGCCTTTAGCTCCGAACACGCGGACGGACAACGGCTTTCCGTCCCACTCGATCAACCATCGGCCCGTGCCGACATTCGGAGCAATCACGGCGCCGCCGTCGTCGGGCGAGGAGCTTCCCGCAACGTAGCGATAAGTTCGTACACCGATATCGCCCGCAGAGTAATACCCCATGACCTGCGCGTACTGCGTCGAGCCCGCGGCCACGGCGCGAAGGGCCGCGACGGTGTCGAGCACTTGCAGGCTTCCGCCGCCCGTGCTGCTTCCCACGTTGTTGTAATTCTCCGACCAAATCAAGTTTCCTTGAGAATCGCGGAGAATGAATTTGTAGCCGCCCGGCCCGAGGTAGCACCGGAAGCGGCCCGCGGCGTTCAGGATGATGGGATTGGTATTCGCGGCCGTCAGGTCCGAATCCACATAGGTGGCCTTCGGGTTGCTGGTGAGGAGATCCAGGGTCGTGAGGGTGCCCGCGGACAACGGGGCGCCGATGTCCGAAAGCTGAAACGGAAGTAGGAACGGAAACGCGCCCATGATGATTTTCCCTCGTTCCTTAAAACGTACCCCAACCCCATTTTCCAGGTGGGCGCGAAACGCCCGAAACGCAACCCCTTGCTCTACTCTTCGTCGTCACGCAATGCGCTGGCCGCGGCCTTCGCCATTCCCGCCCGCTTTGTAACGTAGTTGGCGCGCCGCGCCGGTCCTTCGATCTTTTGCAACTTGTCGAGCGTGCGGTAGATCTGCACGATGCCCCAAGGCGATTGGGCCACGGCGCCGCCGCCGAGCCCCAACAGGGATCCCAGGGCCGCGCCGAACGGTCCGGCCACGGCCCCGCCCACGGCCGCGCCCGCACCGCTGGCGCCCGCGGGACCGGCAATGAACTTGCCCGTGCGCTCGCCGGAGAGGAGCGGGATTTTCCCGTTGGCGTCCATGCCAAGTTGGCGAGCCTGGGACATGGCGCGCGCGCGGTAGGCGAAAGAATCCTTGCCCTTGCGGCCCTGCAGTGCATCCAAGAACTCGAGTTCCTTGATGACATAGCGCTTATCCGCGTTGGCGGCGTTCCCCAGCTTGTCCGAAACGGTCTTTTCGTCGTCGGACAAGTACTTGCCCAAACGCTTGTCGGCCACCCCACGCGCGTCATCGGCCGAGAACTTTTTGAGCGCAAAGTCGATATCGCGGCGCTGGTTGGTCGTGAACATCGCGCGGCGAAGTTCAGGGTCGATCTCCTCCCACGACTTTTTCGCGGCCTTGAAATCAATCTTACCGTCCTTCATCGCCCGGGTCAAGAAGCCGTCCACGACGCCGCCGCGGATCTCCTCGGCCACCTGTCCGAGTTCGCGCGGATGTTCTTGCGCGGCCTGCATGACCTTCTTGAGGTTACCTACGTCCATTTTCTCGAGCGCCGAGATATAGTTTTGCTTCGCCGCGGGGAGGCCCTTGGAGATGTCTTCCATGGTGCCGATCACGTCGGAATAGAAGGCATTGCGCGCGCGCCAGGCTTCGGCCATGCTGCGCGCCTTCACCGGATCCTTGATGACGCGCGCGAACTGTTCTTCCACCACCTGGTTTAGACGGTTGCGAAGCGAGGTCATCACAAAGTCGTCATCGGACCCCTTCACGAAAAGCCGCCGCCCCTCTTTGCCGCCAAAATTGATCTCGTTATCGAGCAGGCGGCGGAGGTTCAAAACGTCCTGGGTGGTCTTCGCGCTTCCGAACTCTCCGTGCAGGCGCTTCAACACCGAAATGCCGTCTTTCCCGATGACACGATTCCCGATGACGCCATAACCCTTTTTCGGGCTGTACTGGATTTCTTTCAAGATCTCCGTGACCTGGCGTTGCGCGGCGTTCTCCTGGTGCGCGGTCCCGCGAATCGCCTTGTTCATGGCCTTGGAGAAAGATTTTTGATCACCCTTTCCATAGAGGTAATCCAGTTCATCCGCGGGGATCTTTCCCTTGCCGACGCCCGCACCCTTCAAAAGCCTGTCTTGCTCGGCCTGGAACTTCGTTCCGGCGATCTCTTTCCCCTTCACCAGGGCGTCGTAAAGGGACTCCCCGCGGGCATAGGGTTCCTTTCGGCCCGTGGTCGCCCCCAATATGGCGTTGTCCAACTCTGCTTGAGTGGTGTTTCGAACACCGTCCACGGCCCCACGGACCTCCGCGGCCATCACATCGGGGCTTTCCTTCATCGCGGCCTCGGCAAGCTCCTGGCGGCCCTGGGGACTCGCTGCGCGTGCCACGGCCTCCTCGGCGTGGTCAAGGCTTCCGAAGCGCAAGGCGCCCTTCTTGAGCCCGGGGGCGCTCTTGGCGGTCTTTGCCACGGCACCCGTTCCCAAGGTGGCCAAGGTAGAAATGGGAGACTCGGCCATGTTCATGGCCGCCTCTCCGGCGAAGCCGCCCGTTTTCAACCCGATAACGGCCGCGCGCTTGAGCCAATCCGGCAAATCGGACCCCATGACGCCCTCAATGTCCGCCTCGTTGTCGCGCGCGATGCGCTGACGCGCTCCCTTGAAGTAGCCACCCGCGGGATCCCCGAAATCGGAGACTCTGGCCAGCTTTCCGAAAACGCGCTGTTCCATGCTCGCGATGTCGGCCAGCGCACCGAGTTGGGCGTTGACACCCTGCGGGTTCATGGCGCCCACGGCGCCCGGGCCGCCCATCATTCCCATCATGCCATAGGACGCCATGGCCTGCATGGGGTCCACATCATCCGCGGGCTCGAGGTCTTCGTCGTCGGGCGTATCGAAGGCGGCGGCCGCGCTCGGAAACAACGTGCGGACGACGCCGGGCGCGGGAGGGGCCTCCACCTGCACGTCACCGCGAAGATCGGAGAGGCGGAGCGGCGCGGCGGGATCTGCGGGCGCCGAAGCGCCCTCGATCTGCACCGGCCCCTTGAGGTCGGACAGCTTCATTTGATTTCCGTGAGGCTTTCCCCGTCCGCCCCGACCGTGTACGACTTGCCGCCGTTCTTCACGACGGTTCCGGGCTGCAGCTTGGAAGGCGGCGCGTTATCCGCGGCCCCCTTGAAATTGGTGTCGTAATCGCCCACCACGGCGTCATAGGAGAGATCGAACCCGCGCTTGTTGTAGTCGTCCACTTTTTTCTTGGTGCTGGTCTTGTGGGCCTCGTATTCCTTTTGCTGCTGCGCGACAACGCCGCGCGTAGAGGCGCGAATATTGTCGATCATGGCCGGGGTGATCTTTCCCGACTTGAGCTTTTCGAGGTTGGCGCCGAGGCGCCCCAGGGCGCCCCCCGCGATATTTTTCCCCGCGGCGCTCACTTCGCCCTCGCGCGCGGACACGCCGGGGTCGGTGAGCTTCACGAATTGAACGATGGCGTTGTACGCGTCGAGCGGGTTGTTGCGCGCCAACGCATCCTCGATCTGGCGCGCGGAGGTGACACCTTCCACCAGGGGCGTGACCTTCTTCGTGAACTCGTTTCCAAGTTTCGCTTCCATTTCGAACACGGTACGTCGGTCGGCACGGTCCCCCGCGGCCGGATCCTTGGGGTCCTTGCTTTTCGGCAATCCCGCCACATAGTCCTTGGCCAGCTTGGAACCCGGATACTTGAGCGCGATGTCGCGCTGCACCGCGGCGATTCGCTGTTCATCTCGGCCCGCGTTGCGGATCTGCTTTTCGATGGCCGGAATGGCTGCACGGAAATCCGTGTCGGCCTGCTTCTCCGCCAGCTTGATTTTCGCATCCAAAGACTGCTCCTCGGTGAGGCCCATTTGGTGGACCTGGCGGAGGAAGCCGGGATCGTACGCCGTAGGGATCATGTCGGCGTCTTCGGGGTCGATGGCCTTGGCCTCTTGCACGAAACGGTTCCAGCCCTCGGCGCGCAAGGGCTCCGGAACCCCTTCAAGGTCGAGCGCGGCGCGCGCGAGGGCGGAAATACGCGCGGTCTTTTCTTTTTCCAGGGAGAGCGCGGAAATCTTTCCTTCCGATAGCGCCTTGGAATGCGCGGCGCGGTCGGTTTCGTCTTTCATGGTTTGCGCCTGGTACTTGCGCGCCAGGTCGCCGCGGCCCATGGTGAATAGGTCGTTGAGTACGGCGTCCTGATCCACGCCGGGCTTTCCGTCCTTTTGCGTGGCGTGCTTTTGAAACAGCGAGTTCAACGTCTGCTGTTCGGCCTGCTGCGCCTGCGCGTTCTTTAATTCGATCTCGCCCACTTCGGCCTGCTGCTTCGCGCCCTTGAGCGCAAACAGTCCTTGAAGTTGCCCCAACACGTTGGGCGTTTGCACGGGGCGCGCGCCCATGATGATGGAAGGGTCGAGCGCCATTAGATGAACGCCGCAACGGCCGCTTGCGAGCCGAGGTTAAGAAGGTTGCCCATGGCGTCGGACTTCGCGTTGGCCGCGCCGATCTTGCCCGCGGCCTGCGCGTTGCCGATGCCGGTAAAGAGGCCCGAGAGGGCATCCCCGAACTGGTTGTTTTGCGAAGCCTGCCCGGCCGCGGACGCCTGGCCCTGCCCGGAAATTCCGAACAGGCGCGAAAACAACGCCTGCTGGTCGGAGTTGAAAAAATTCCGGTTCGTCGTGTACTCGCTCAATCCATAGCTCCGATCCGTGTTGTAACGGTCGTAAGCGCTCCCGTATTCCTGGGAGGCCAACCCCTGGTTGAATTCCGCCAGGCTGCGAATGGCATTGCCGCCCAGGGAACGATGGCGCCCCGCGGCGCTGCGCTCGAGGGCCTTGTTGGATTGGTCCATGCGGAACGCCGCGCCCGGATCCGAGTTCACATCGAACTCGAAGGGCTTGGCGTTGTAGTCTCCGCCGTAAGTCTTGAGGAGTTGGCCGCCCGGCGCGAACAACCTCGCGAGGGTGTCATTGGCCTTCGCCCCCGAGTTCACCCACGGCATGAGGTCCGCGCGGCCCTGTTCGTGCAAGCGCGTGTTTTCGGTGATGGCACGATTGGCTGCGCGTTCTTGCGCGGCTGCGGCACCGCGCGCGGCGCGGGCTTGCGTCACTCCGGTGAGCGCATTGATGCCGTCCCCGATGCCATCCGTGACATCACCGGCGAGGTTTCCCACTTTGCTCCAAAATCCCATTATTCGCTCGCAATCTCGTGGGCTACGCCCGCGGGGTCTTTCCAAATGAGGTCCGGACTTGCATACTCAAAATTTAATGCCGGATCGTTCAGTTTTGCGGCAAGCGCCGTAAAGAATCGGTTCCACGGAACCGTAATGCGCCCGTCCTTGTCCACCACCGGCACCGTGGGCGCCGGAACCTGTATCCGCGCGCTCACGCCTGCACCTTCACGTCCGCCCAAGCGCCATAGATGGCCACCTGCACGCCCGCGGAGACGCGCACTCGAGCCACGACGTTGTAGCCCCACCCGAGGCGCGACCATTCGGCTTGAAGGCCGTATTGCCCCACGCGGCCGAGGCTTCGCCATTGCTCAACGCCCCAGGTGATGCCACCGTCATAGGACATTTGCAACATGGCTTGAGGGTCTTCGTCGCTGCTGCAGTTGTCGGCGGCGCCCACGCCCATTTGCGCGAGGAGTCCGAATTTCACGATGAACACGCGCTTGCCGTTCGAGGAGAGGTTTCCCCCCGTGCGCTCTCGGATAATGAACTCTCCATTTTCGCGGAAATCCGAAAGGGATAGTTCGTAGATGTTGCCGTTGCGGTAGTCGCCCACCAGGTTCTTGCCGAAGGCGAAGGCGTGCCACTCCGCGATGTCGCGCCCCATGGTTCCCAACACGGGCTCGCGGCTTTGCCGAACGGACCACACTTGCGCCGTCACGTCGTAAACGTGAGACTTTCCCCCGGCGAGGGATGAAACCTCGTAAAACGTATGCCCGGCCTGTTCGTAGGCCAGCGCCGTGGCGGTGCTCTGGTCGGCCCAATTCTCGATGTCGGCGTCCACGGCCGGGGTGGAAATGCTATTCACCGCGTAGCCGTTGGTGACGAAAAGCCCGGGCGCGCCCAGGGCGGAGCGCCCCAGGAAAAAGATATTGGTGCCAATCACCACGGGCGTGAACGGCGAGAGACACCCCACGGCCGAGGCGCTTCCGGCAACCGAAGCGTACGGCGTCACGCCGTCGCCCGTGTTGGTGAAAAATTCCGTGGAGATGGAACCGAGGGCGCACAACTGGCCCTGGACGGCCACCACGGCCTGCAGCGGGTCCGTGAAGCCCTCGGCGCTGGCCTCATCGAACATATTCCAGGTGAGCCCGTCTTGCACGCCGGAGTAGCGGAAAAAGCCCGTGCCGGGAACCGGGCAAAGAAAGGCCCCGTCCGCATAGGAAACGGTTTTCGTCCCGTTCGGAAAATTCGGGTTCGTGATGGTCACCAACGTGTTGTCGATGAGGTCGAGGATATACCCCCCGATGCCGTCCACAATGCACAGTTCATTTTCGGAATCGACCATGCGAACCGACCCGGAGAACGAGGCAATCGTGCCGCGCTGCACCGACGTTCCGTTGTAAAAAAACTCCATGATCTTATTGTCGAAGGATCCGAACAAGCGCCCCTTGCCGGTGGTGAACAGCGCGCGGCACCCGTTGGCCGTCACGTTGGCGAACAGCGGCTTGCCGGGCGTTCCGAGCAAGATTCCATCCGCGCGCGCGCCGGATCCGCCCTTTTCCCAATACAGGTTGATGAGCGTTTGCGGGTCGAACGCCTTACTACGCGAGTAGGCCGAAGCGCCGATGAACCCGGGCCACGGAATGCGCCTTACCACGATCCCCCCGCACCGCGCCAGCCGGTCAGGATTTGCGGCCAGCCTCCGTTGCGGCCGCGGTCGTAGCGCGGAGCCACGGCGGTGAGTCCGGAAACGACGTGCGATTTTTGCGCCGTGATGATGCCGATGTCACGGGCCAACTTGTTCATCTTCGCCACCAGGGCGGAAGGCATCGCTTCCCCATTCCACTCCGGCCACATGAGTTCTGCCAAAGCGTACTTGAAATACATGGCCCACCCGGGCGGCAAGTCCATCGTGGAGCTTTCCGTAGGAAAGGGCAACAACTGGCGCTGGTAGCGGATATTGATGCGCGTCTCGCGCGCCGGAAGCGGCCACACCGAGATCTCACCCAGGCCGTCCATATCTGAGTTCACCTCGTAATAGAGGTAGGAGGGCCATTGCAGTTTCCAGTTTTGGTACACGATGAGGTTGTACTGTTCCTGGTCGATGATCTGCATGGGCGGCGTTTGTGCCGCATCGGCCGAACCCGTGTTCCATACGAACGAGGCGGACCAGAGCTTGACAGGAATTCGCGCCACGGGGATGTCCTGGTCCGGGCCGATGCTCAAGGTCTTCACGCCCGCGGGCCACAACACGGAGATCTGCGGAAGGGACGGCATGAACAGCCGTTGCGCGCTCAACGTGTCGATGAACTGGTTTAGGATATTCAACGCGTCCGCGCCGTCCTCGCCCCCCGGCGTGGTGCCGGAGGGGAGGGCGTTCGCAAGGCGCATCGCGCCCTTGATGAGGTCGAGGGCTGCGATGATCATGAATTACTCCGCGGCCAGTTCGGCCAAACGAGCGTTGGCCGCGGCCTTGGCTCCCACACGGGAGTCGAGCATGACGATTTTCTCGAGGGTCGGAACGTCGGTGATCTTGGCGATCTCCTCCTTGAGCGCTTCGCCCTTGAGGTCGGCCACGGGCGACGCTTCGCCGCCTTCGATGGTTTTGGAGCCGGTGTTGGAGAGCACGCCGCGCAACTCCTCGGGGTTCGCCTTGGCGTCCCGGATAAGGTCGTGCCAGCCTTCGGGGGTTTCGCCCCCGGCGATCACCTTCTTGTCGAGCACGCCGTGTTTGTACTGGAACACCCAGCGTTGGCCCTGGTCCTGGTTTTCGTTCTTCATGGGATAAATCCTTGAATGAGGGAAAGTTGACTTCAAAAACAAACAGGGCCGCGATAGGTTTCCCCACCGCGGCCCCGCACTACACCGCCCGGGCTTAACCCAGGACGCGCACACCCGCGGTTTCTTCGATCACATCCACCGCGAACAGGAGTTCCATGCGGGAAACCCATTGTCCGGTGAGGATGTTGAAGCCTTGCAGGTAGCGCAATTGCCAGCCGTCGAAGTTCAAGACCGTGGAGATGTCCAGGCCCTTCGGCTGTTCGAGCGGAATGGTCGCGATCACCAGCGCCGAGGAATGGAACGCGGCGTTGACGGGCGAACGCACCGGGCCGGAGGCGCCGTAGGTGTCCACCACGACGGGCGCGTTGTTCAGAGGCGCCGACACGACGTTCTGGTACGGCCCTTCGACCTCGATGGGCGGAGCGATGGTCACCGTCATCTCGCCCGAGCCGTTCGCCGTCGCGTCCGCGGTAACGCGGAACTGCATGAGCTTGCCCGTGTCTTCCTTGGTGAAACGGTTCACGCTGTTCACGCCCAGGGTGATGATGGCGTTGGCGAGCAGTTGATCCCCGGACGTGAAGCCCTTGAGGTCGATGCTCGCGCCGATCTGGTCGCCGCCGTCCACCTGGCCGGTGCCGTCCTGAACGCCGTCGATATGAGTCACGATCACCTGGCTCATGTCGATATGGAAGCCCGCCACCGGGGGAGCCATGCCGTCCGTGTACGCCTTGCCGGAAATCGCTTGCGGGTTGAACGCCTCGGAAATCGACTTCGCCAGCTTGCGGTTGGCGCGGGGGTCGATGATGAGGTGGCGACGGGAATCGCGCGGCACCGAGAGGATGTCGAGCGCTTCACCGGCCGCGGCCACCGCGTCGAAGTCGTCGGGGGTCGTACCGGCCACGCCCACGGCGCTCGAGAACTTGAGCGCGGCACGCGCGATGGCGAGCTCGGCCATGTTCGCCAGCTTGTAGGCCGCGGGCTTGACGAACTGCTCGCGGAAATCCGTGAGCGAGAGCGCCATGTCGCGATCCGTGCAGAAGTACGGAACGATGGGATTGGCGTTCACCGTGAGGATCACGTCGCGCTGGTCGATGGGCTGCACGGCGCCGGTGATGTCACCGCCCGTTTCCACACCGTCCACGGCGTCCCATTGGACTTCCTTCTTGATGACGATTTTTTGGCCGACCTTCTTGAATTCCTTTTGGAACCGCTTCGAGGCAGTCTTGCCCCAAACCAGGTTGTTCTTGAATTCGAAGGCCACTTCCTTTGCGACCCAGCCGCCCGGGTTCGCGAGGTCAACGACGCGTTGAACCATGCTACTCTCCTTGTTGTGCGGGGCGGTTAGTTACCGCCTCCGCGAAGTTCTTTTTTCCGCCTGGCCTCGAATTCTTCCCACGATTCGGTCGAGACATCCTTGCCCTTGGAGCGCGGAGGCGTCTTGCTTTTCAGGGGCTTCATAGGCCGTTTCTTGTCCGCGGGATCTTCGTCGGCATCGGGCTCCGGATCTTCGTCCATGCGCTCGCGAACCGATTCCAGCGCCTCAACCACGTCCCGTTTGCGGGTGAGGGCGGCAATGCGTCGGAATTCCTTCTTGTCGTGCTTGGCCAACCAATAGTTGACCTCGGCGCCGCGGTCGTCCAGAATGAGGCAGCGGGTCATGAGGGGGGTACGGGGGAGGTCTTTCCCTGCGGTCATGACCTCATCGTAATCCTCGAATTTATCGCGCGCGTCCTCTTGGTCTTCCTGAAAGTCCTCCAACTCCTCCAAGGTAACGCTCAACGCTTGCGCGATGGCCTCGGTAGTGAATTCGGGGGTTGCGTTTCGGTCGTTTCCGCCCTTCTTGTCCTTGTCGTCGCCCTTGTCCTTGGACTTGTCCGCGCCCTTCGGGTTGCGGTCGTGCCAGCCCTCGAGAGCTTCCGCGAAATCTTCGGCATCATCGAAATCCTTCAACTTCGGCTTCGGGTCCGCGGTCTTGCGGATCTCGCCTTGGCCCGCTTCCAGCCGGTCGAGGCGTTCGATGAGTTCTTTGGAGGCGCCACCCTTGCGGATCTCGCCGCGCAACTCCTCCATCATCTTGAACACGCGGCCCATGTTGCGTTCGTGGCGGCCGGGGCGCTCCTTGCGTTCGCCCTTGTCTTTGTCCTTGCCGCGCGCGCCGTTGCCTTCGCCGCCCTCCTCGCCGTCGTCCTTGCGGCCGGGCTGGTCGTCGTCGTGCTCGGGGCCGGAGGTCGCAAAAACGTCCTCGGCCGCATCTTCGGCGCTGGTGGTGTCTTTCGTGCTCATGGGATCCTCCTCGCGGGCTATGCCGCGGGTTCACCGTCGCCGGAATTGGCTTCGGATTTGGGGTTTTTCTTCGGCGCCTTCGGCTTCTTGGCCTGGGGCGCCGCGGCGCTGGCCTTTTGGTTTCCGCGCATGCGCTCGAGGATGACGGCGCGCTTCGTGCCCATCTCCTCGATCTTGAGCTTGACTTCGGACTCGAGGAGCGCTTTCCACTTGTCGAACTCAAGTTGCGCGGCCTTGTCATCGGCCAGCTTCTTGTACTTGGCCATTTCCTCAGTCACCTGCGCGCCCGCGGCCTGCAACTGTTCCATTTGCTGCGTGAGGGCGTCCACCTGCTGTTGCAACGCGGCCGCCTTGTCCTCGGGATCTCCGCCGCCATCTTCGGCCTGTTCGGCCTTGAGGATTTCCGGGGGCACCATCGCCTTGAGGCGCGCGGCGGCCTTGTCCATGTCCTTGGCGTCGATGTTCGCCACCACCAAGTCCGCGATCATTGCGGCGCGCTCGGGCGGGAGCACCTTGAGCACGTCCGTGAGGGCGGCAAGGGCTTCTTGGCGCTGGGTCGCATAGGCCGGACCCATTTCCACGGCCACGTCGTATTCGCCCACGTTGAGGTCGTACAATTCGGGCTTTCCGTCCGCGCCCAACTTCTCGTTGCCTTCCCCGTCGAGCACGGGCGCGTTGAACTGCTGCATTTCCTCGCTTCCGTCCTCTCCCAGGATGCGGCGCATGGTCGGGCCGGAGATGACCTTGCGGGCCAGGTCGATGATGATCCGCGCGCAATGCTGGATCGAAATCGCGGGGCCGTCGATGTAATGGAACGTCGCGGTGTCGCTGTTCGACTTTTGCGCGAGGATGGCGCGGCCGGACTGCTCCGGCCCCTGGTCGCCCAAACCGGAGGCGTACACGCCCTGCGCGCCCTTCAAGAGTTCCATGGCTCCCACGCGGGATTGGATCATGGCCGCGGCGATCTGCGGGGGCTGTTGGCGCTGCGGTGCGGGGATGAGCACTCCATCCACAACGTGCGGGTTGTAGGTTGTCCGGCTCGAGCGGCCGGAGGCCACCGCGTCCCATTCGTCTTCGTGGCCCGCGAACTGCTCCGCGGTTCCGACAAAAGGCACCTTGGGCTGCAGGGCGCCCATTTCCATTTCTTCGGACCAGGCGTAGTTGATCATTCGCACCTGGTCGCGCGAGAAACGCACCATGCCGTAAGTAATCACCGTTCCGTCCGCACGCACCAGCACGTTGCCGAGCATGGGGATGAGCGGGATGTAACGACCGGGCCACTCCTGTTTCTCGAGCACGTCGAAGGCGGTCAACTTGAAGCATTGGACATACGGGCGTTCCGTGTCGCGGCGCTTGATGATCCGGATTTGGGGTTTGCTCTCGGCCTTGAGCTTCGCGTTGTTCGCCTCGAAGGCGGCCTTGAAATCGGGCTCATCCATGACCGACTTGAACGTGGTCATGCCGTTGGACAGCTTCACCAGCGTATCGGGCTTGGTGATCTTGCGCCAGTACTCGGCCAAGGTGATGTTGTCGTCGTCGTGCCAATACTTGAGGTTGGCGTCGTCCAAATCCCACTCATGGCCCGCGGCCACGGTGTCGGCGTAGTCGGCGCGCGGAACCGAGTCCGTCACAAAACACGTCACCATGTCGGACGCGTCGGCCTCCTCGAAGTATCCGGGAACCACGCAAAAGCGGTTCATGATCTTGCGAATGTAGATGTCTTGCTCGAAGGACTCCTCGTTGCAATAGTCGTACGTTACGCGGAACCATCCTTGGCCGCTATCGACCATTTGCCCCTGGGCATGGCAATACACGCGTTGCGCGCGCGAAATGTCTTCGACGTGGCGCACCAAGCCCGCGAGCTTGGCCGCGGTCTTCACGTCGGCGTAGGAGTCGAACGGCCGAACCTTGATAGCCGGGCGGAGCTTGGAAAACTCGTTCTTGACCTTGTTCCGGAACTGCGCCAGGGGGTCGGCATTGAGGCACGCTTTGCCGTCGCGTTGGGCCAAGGCTTCCTCGGTCCACGGCTGTTCGATGAAATCCATGTCATCGCGGGCCTGCGTTCGGTCTTCGTCGTTGTTCGAGATGTTGGCGGCAAAGATCCGCTTCGCCTCCTCGAGAATGCCGTCGTTGTCGTCAAAGTCGGCCCACTCGCGTTCCGGGCGCACCTCCACGATGGGCTCATTGTCCGCCTGGCGCTTCTTGCGCGGCTTGGTCTTCGCTTTGGCTTTGGTCATCGTTTCCCTCCGAACACGGCCCCGGTGCCGAACGCACGCGGGGGAACATAGGTTTTTTTCGCGATCAATGCCGGATTGATGCACGCGATGGACTCGGCCGAGGTGAACCAGTAGCGGGTGGCGTCCATGAGGTGGTCGTCCTTCTTGACGATATGCCCCTTGTCATCGCGCCGGTAGATGCGGTACTCCATGAACCAGGGTTCGCACGATTCGAACACCTTGAACTCGCCCCCGGAGAGTGCTTCCCATACGCGGAGCAGGCCGGTTTCCACCGCGTTGTCCGCGGGCGACACCTTGAGGCCCAAGTCCTGGTAATCTTGGAGGAGTTGGGCGCCGTCCTTTTGCCCACGGCCGCGCGCCGCGGGGTCGATCTTGCCCGGGATCCACTCGCCGCGGGCCTTGATGGTGCGCGCGTGCACCGAGGGTTCGGCGTGGCCCTGGCGGTGCACCGAGTAGAGGTATTTCGTTTTCGTCTCGGGATCGACGGCAATCCACACCACGGCCGTGCAGTTCCAACCCACGTCCATGGCATAGGCCCGCGGCCAATGGTCGGGGATCTTGAAGTCGGGCACCTTGATTTCGGACTCGGGCACGGGGTAGATGGCGCCGGAACCGAGTTGCGGAATCCCCTTCGTGCGGGCGTCCCGCATGTAGGGCGGATAGGCCAACAACATCTTGTCCTTGGCTTCCTTCGTGAGGTGGGGCGCGTCGTCCCACGTCAGGTTGAGCGTATAGCGGCCCGTGTCGGGGTTCACGCCGTCCTTGATGGCACCGCCAGGGGCGAACAGGAGGGCCGTTTCGGTCAAGCCCTCGAGGGGCGTGAACGTGGCGATCAACATGCCGTTGCGCTTCCCGGGCTCGGTGGACATGGTGCGCGTGAGGCATTCGAAGTACACGACCGCGGGCGGCTCCTCATCCAACCAAATGCCGTCCACCTCGTTCCCCTCGAACGCCTCGCGGCCCATCTCGTAGGATTTGAACGTGAGGGCGGAGATGCCGCCCGAGACATGGCGCACGAACACGGCGCCGATGGCGTCGGGGATACCAGGCTTGGGGATGGTCCGCACGATGAGTTCGCCGGGAATGAGCCCCGTTCCCATCTTGCCCACGGGGCCGAGCATTTTGGTTTGAATGATCTCTTGCGTCTTCTTGTTCGTGGTGCCCGAGGCCCACCAGGTGGTGGCGCGGTCGAACCGACGCCCCTTCCACCAATGCGGGTATTTGCCGGTGAGGTGATAGGTCACCTCGGGGCCGCCGATGCCTTCCGTTTTGCCCACGCGGTTGGCGGCCATGACGCAACGTTCGTCCACCTCGGCGCCCATCTCGAAGAACGAGATATGCTTCGGGTAGAGGCCGCGGTGGAGCGGCCCTTCGTCGGGGTACATCCCGTCGATTTTGCGGTGCTCTTTACGCCGCGCTTTTTCCGACAGCAGGGAAACTAGCTCCCGTTTGGCGGATGAGTTCGGCGATCTTTGCGTCAAGTTCTGCATCGGTGAGGTTCCCGTGAAGCGGGGCGCCATCCTTTCCGGTCAATTCCATTTTGGAGGAGGGGCGGAACCGCGGCGACATGAGGGCAATCCGGCGCAACCGGGTTTCCACCCGGAGCTTGGAGCGCTGCACCACTTCCTGGTTCACCACCTCGTACTCGTTGCCGCGGGAGTCCTTGCGGGTCGTCCAATCGGCCGAGCCGTCGTCGGCGATCTCGAGGGTTTCTTCGAACTCGGCGTCGGCCCGCATGTCCCGCGCCCGTGCGAGAAGGTCGCAAAACTCGGGCTGGGCCGCCTGCCACCGGAAAAAGGTCGCCTTGTCGGGCGCCCAATCTTCGTTACAAATCCGGCGCGTGCTCCACCCTTCGGACACCTTCTCGCATATCCGCATGGCCAGTTCATCGGAGTACAGGGTGGGGCGGCCCCCGGCGTGCTTGGGGGGCCTGGCGCGGGCTTCCACCTCCTGGGCGGCCACGGGAGGCTTGGAGCCCTTCTTGGGCTTCGAGGCGGCCTTGGGGGCGGCCTTGGCCTTGGAGGGCTTCTTGGCGCTCAAGGGTTCCTCCGGGGCGGCTGGTAGCCCATGGGGTCGGGGATGAAGCCCATACGACGTTGCCACCCCCGGATGGTGCGGGCGCTTTCCGCGGCGAGGGCATGAGCCAGGGGCGGCGCGCATGCGCGGATCATCTCGGCCATGCGCTTGCAGTTCTCGCGGCACGAAAGGCCGTTGGGCTGGGTGCTCATGGTCTTAGGCTCCCCAGGGCTCGAGGCGGGCGTAGAGGTAGGCCGCGGCGCGGTTCATGCGGCGGCGGAAAGATTCGTACATGGCGACAAGGGCGCCTTCCTCGATCTTCGGAGCGCCGTAGCGTTCGGCCCAGGTTTTTGCCGCGGCGAGGGTTTCAGGTTGGATCATGAGTTCTCCGGGAGCTTTTCTTTGGTGATCTCGAAACCGTAGTGGTAAGATTCGACGCCCTTCCCCCATGCCACCAGGTAGATGACGCCGTGAGCGTTCACCACCAACTCGATGATGAGCCCGGGCGCCTGGTCGCCGACCTTGGGGTAAACCTTGTCGGTGAGGTCAAACGTCGCGAGGGCGAGCAGGGAGGCGGCCCGGCTCATAGGTTCAAGAGCGCCGCGGGAATCGCGATGTTGTTCCGGCGCATGAATTCCAAGACCTCCGAAACCGGGAGGCGGCGGTGCGCGCCCTCGAACAGCCGCGGGAGGGGTTGGAACGTTCCGCGCTCGATGGACCGGACAATGGCTTGGCGTGACACCTTGAGGTATCGCGCGGCCTCTCCGGTTGAGATGGTCGGTTCGTCCGTTTCGGTCGTTTGCACGCGCAGAATGTAACGCACGGCGAAACGATACGCGATGTTTTGAGGTGTCACGACAAACGTTCACGATGGTTTTCTAGATTCACGGCAACATTATGCGCTGCTCTAAATGCAAAAATCCAAGAGAAAACCCGGAATCAAAGTATTGCCGCAAGTGTCGCGCCGCCTATAACCGAGCATGGCGAAAAGGAAAATCCCTTACGCCGTTGCAGGTGACAAATGCCGCGGCCAGGGCAAAAGCACGAATGTTCATTCGCCGGACCGGGATTATCCTTCCTCCGTGCTTCGACTGCAACACGCCGGAAAAAATCGAGGCTCACCACCCGGATCATGCGCGCGCGCATTGGATTGTCCCCTTATGCGGAACCTGTCATCGGAGACGACACCGAAAGAGGGCGGGAGGATCTTCCGAAGGCGCCCTTGACCTCAAGGAGCTACGGCAAGACCAAGAGGCCGCGGGATTGTTAGAGCCACAAAAACAGAAGGCGAACGCCAACACGTCTTGCTCCCGTTGCTCTCTCCCGCGCGAACTGGAATTGCGGCGATACTGCAACGCATGCCATGCCGAGTACATGCGGGAATGGAGGAAGACCCACCCCCCGACCAAAGAGCAGGCGAACCGCCACCGCGTGCAGCACGTCGCCGCGATGTATGCAAAGCGGAACGGGATTCAGTTCGAGGCGTGCGCCGACTGCGGCCCCGCGCCGCGGCTTGAGCTTCACCACCCGGATTATGAACGCCCCCATGATGTCGTGCCCCTTTGCCCTCCCTGCAATCGGCGGCGACATCGAACCAGGCGGGCAAAGGATCCGGTCGGGTTGGTGAACCTCAAGGCTTTAAAGCGGGAAAACCCGCAAATCGTGAAGATTTCGGCGCCCTAAATCTTTTTTCACTTTCGTGAATAATTCGGTTGACATGACAACCGAATAACCCTATCTTATGTCCATGAGCCGCGGGAATAACCCCGGGCCGAAAGGACACCATGAGCGATTACAACCTCGATCCCAACCTCACCACGGAGCAGGCCCGAGAGGCCGCCGTGTTCATGATCCAGGACGCCCGGTATCTCGCGCGCACCTCCCGCCAGGACCGCCGCCGCGGCGCCCACGCATTCGCCGCCCAGGTGCGCGCCAACGCCGCCCATTCCCTGCTCCGGGCTCGCGCTTACGCCCTGGTCGCCCGCCACGGGAGCGCGGGGGAAGCCCTTTGCCACGTCAACACCGAGCACCCCGCGTTTCAAACCCTCCTCCTCACGCATCGCGCCGCGCTCACCCCGGCGAAGTGGGAGGGCTAAACAATGCGCGACCTCTTAGCCTATCCCGCGGCTCTCATCCTCAAGGTGACGGGCTTCCGGTTCTCCAAGGACTACCGTTGGGGAACCTCCTTCCATCACCGCATCGTTTACACCTTGGTCAATACGATCAAGGCCAACGGACTGGCGGGCCTCTAATGGCCCGCAACACCGCCCAATACCGTGAGGCGGCCCGCGAGGCCACCCAGGGCTTGCGGTGGCTCCGCGCCGCCCGCCTGTTCTCCCTCGCCGTCGCCGCCTATGGCCCGACCCACCCGGCCGACCAAATGCGGAACAAGGACAAGGCCCAACTTCAACGCAACGCCAACAACGCGCGCGCCTTCGCCAAGGCCAACGCCGAAGAAATGGAGAATTGAATCATGACGAAATCCCTTTTTGCCCTCTCCGATGACCGCGGCCGCTCGTTCGACTTCTCCGGCCTCGCGCCGGTGCATGCCTACACCCCCACCGAGGGCCAGGAGGCCCGAAGCAACGTCGAACAGGCAACCGGGGGCACCTGGGGCTGGGTCGAACTTTGCACGATCCCCCAGGCTCAAGCCGCGCGCGAAATGCACGCGGCCCTCGAGTGCGTGGCGGCCCTCGAGATGAGCCCCGAGGAGGGCGCGCCTATCCTCGCCAAGCACGGAGCCCCCGAGGAGCCCGACATGGACGCGCATGACGAAAACGCATGCGCCGAGCAAATGGCGGCCTATGAAACAGCCTTGCGCGCTTGGGTGTCGGCCAAAGTTCGCGGTGCCCTCACCAAAGCCGAGGAGGGATAGATGGGGGAGCTGGCCGACTACCACACCGAACGCGGACTCGATGCCATGTCCATGGACGACGACGGCCCCGAGCCCGAGGAGGCGCCCGGCGAAACCGTGGAGGAATGGATAGCCAAGGCGGAAGCGCACTATGGGCGCTTCCTGGACCCCGCCAAGTACGGCGCCCCGCGGCCCAACCCGGGAAACGGAATGCACGCCAGGGACGCCAAGGCGTGGGCGAGCTACACGCCCGAGCAAAAGCGCGCCGCGGCGCGGATGAACCTTTACCCGCCCGTGGGGACCAGGACCGGGAAAGAATGAACACCAACCAGGAGAGAAAAATGGAACTGAAATTCGAAGTCGGCAAGGAATACTCGATCAAAGATAAGCGCAAGGGCGATTTCCGGGCGCGCATCGACAAGGTGGAAGGAGAATGGGTTTACGCCACAGTCACGGTGGGCGTGGCCCAAGCCATGAGCGAAAACAATTGGGCCGGGCCGGGCGAACCCGTCATCCTCCGCCTTTGTCTCATCACCACCGCGGAGGAGGTCGGCGCCCCGCGGATCCCCCTCGAGCAGTTCGGCCGCGACCATTGGAACCTGTTCGCGTACATCATCACCCGCACGCTCGATTACCGCGGCATCCTGGACTCCAAGCACCTCAAGGAACCGGATCCGGGTTACCCCTACCGCCTGCACGGCTACAAGCCGAACCAGGAAAAGCACGCGGTGGCGAAGTACGGCGACCGCCAGGGCCTCGAAGACCTCGCGGCCGCGGGCCTGGTGACCATCACCGAGGAAGACCGCAAGCCGCGGGCGAAACTCACCGGCATGGGCCACGCGGTGGTGACGTTGGCCCTCGAGCACAAGCACGACGGCGGAGAATGGGCCACGTTCACCGTGGATCCGCTTCGCGCCATGGACAACAACAAAACCCCCCAACAAGTAGGAGGCCGATGATGGGCGACGCGTTATAATCACCGAACCCCCAACGGCCCGAAGGCCCGCGGGGTTTCTAATGCGGCCTCCCATGTCGGGAGCGGGTCACAAGCCCCGGTAAACGCAGAGTGGGAAAGAAAATGTCATGCTTCCGATTCCCGACCATCTCAAAAACCTGGCGTGGTACGCCGCGCATCTCGCGTGGGCTCGCGCCATCGGCTACATCATCAATCATGAACCCGGAGACGCCCAGGCGAAACGCGCGGACCTCAAGGGCGCGGACCTCCAGGGCGCGTACCTCCAGGGCGCGTACCTCCAGGGCGCGGACCTCAAGGGCGCGGACCTCCAGGGCGCGTACCTCAAGGGCGCGTACCTCAAGGGCGCGGACCTCCAGGGCGCGGACCTCCAGGGCGCGTACCTCCAGGGCGCGTACCTCCAGGGCGCGTACCTCAAGGGCGCGGACCTCCAGGGCGCGTACCTCAAGGGCGCGTACCTCAAGGGCGCGTACCTCCACGGCGCGGACCTCCGGGGCGCGGACCTCCAGGGCGAG